ATACGATAGTAGCATAGGTTTTATCAGATCAGAAATAAGTGAGTATAAATGGAAATACGAAGAGAACAAAAAAATGTATTCAAAAAACGAAGAGTTATTTTATAAAATCCATAATACAGATATACTACAAAAGATACTACTTGGTGTCATAGTAACATTTTTATTTTTTAAATTAAACTAATATGAAAATTTCAGAACACTTAGACCTTGCTGAATTAACTCGTAGTGAGTCAGCAAAAAGACTTGGAATAACAAATATGCCTACAGAGGAGCATATTGCTAATTTTAAAATATTAGCAGATAATGTATTTGAACCAATACGTAATAACTTTAGATGTCCAATACATATCTCAAGTGGATATAGGAGTAAAGAGTTAAATGAAGCAATTCCCGGTTCATCAAAAACATCTGACCACTGCAAGGGTATGGCATTAGATTTAGACCAAGACAATAGTACTCAAGGAGTTACAAATAATGAAGTATTCCATTATATTAAAGACAACATTAAATTTAAACAGTTGATTTGTGAATATCCTATTAATGGTGTTCCGGGATGGGTACACGTTTCTTATGATAAGGATAATCTTAAAAATGAGATTTTAATCTGTACAAAGAAAAATGGTAAACCTCATTATTTACCATATAAAGGCAACGAGCACTTGGTATTGTAAATAAAAATATCCAATAAAAACTATATCTTTGTAACAACTAAAAAATTAAATCAAATGGAAAAAACAGTAAGTTTAACTACAGAAGAACTAGAATTTATTAGAAAAGGATCGGCAGACTATACTAAGATTAAAATTAATCTTGGTGAACTTGAGTTACAAAAGCAAGGATTGATCAAACAAGCACACGAGATCGTAGATGCATTCTCTAATAATGAAAAGATTCTTATAGAAAAGTACGGAGCTGATTCAGTTATTAATATGCAAACAGGAGAAGTAACTCAAAAACAAAATTAATTATTATGACACCTAGCAAATTTATCGGAGAATTGTTTCATTCAAGAGACACAATGCACATTGCGCATCTTCAAACAACCTCGTTTGCAGAACATAAGGCTTTAAATGGCTATTATGACGGCATACTAGACTTGACAGATACCTTTACTGAAGCGTATTTTGGTAGATTTAAAAGGGTAGAGATTATTATCCCTGAAGCAAAAAATCAAAGTGCAGTTGAGCATTTAAAAGAATTACAACAACTAATTGATGGTGAACGTAATAATTATCCTTCTGAACTTCAGAACATAATGGACGAGATGCTTGGATTAGTTGACAAAACCCTTTATCTATTAACTTTAGTATAATGAAAATTAACTCATACACTATTGCTGCACTACCTAAACTAGATGATAGACTTATAGGTACAAGTGTAGATGGTGTGCCATTAAATGGAACCTATAACTTTACTCCTGCAGAATTATTAGCATTATATGAAGCAAACTTTAATGCTCCTGCTATTGTAATTGCTAATACACCTGTATACGCAGATAATGCAACAGCTTTATTAGGTGGATTAGTGATAGGTCAAATCTATAGAACAGGAGATTATTTGAAGATAGTACATTAAAAACCCCTCATAACCGATGTCAAAGATTAGCACATATGAGGTAGTTCCCGTACCTAAATTGGCTGATAAGTTAATCGGCACAAGCGTTGGAGGGGTTATTGAAGATATAACTTATAACTTCACCTTAACAGAGTTATTAAATCTATTTTTACCAAATATCCCTGCAAACAATTTGCAGGGTATTTTAGATTACGGTAATACTGCAACTCAAGACATTATATTGTATGGCACAATATATACTACAAATCTTGAGGTAACAAATACAGCAACTTTATTAGATAGTTATCTTAATGGAGATACTAATGTATTAGGAGCTTTATATGACATAAATGGGTCACAAGGGCTTGCTGGTCAAGTACTTACAAGTACAGGGACAGGAGTTGATTGGGTAACACTTCCACCTATATTCACTCCTAACTTACAACAAGTATTAACTGTAGGCAATACAGCTAATCTTGACATTATTTTAACTGCAAATATTCAAGCATTAGATATCAATGTAAACACTGCAATAGTAAACAACAATATTACTATTGATGGAACTATTACGGATGGGTATTCTTCAGTTGGGACTTTAAATCAAGTACTATCAAGTACAGGTACAGATATTAAATGGGTTAATTTGCCTGTTTATTCAGCTACATCTCCATTGTTTTTTAACAGCATAACAGGTGTATTTTCAATACAGCAATCAAGTGGAACCCAAAGTGGATACTTATCTGTATCAGATTGGATAACATTTAATGGAAAACAAAATGCAGGTAACTACATAACTGCACTTACAGGAGAAGCAACAGCAACAGGTCCCGGATCAGTTGCCATTACACTAAGTAATCCTGCAGTTACAGGAAAGGTGTTAACAGGACTTAGTATTACAGGTGGGTCAATATCTGCTGCTGACAGTATTTTGTCAGCATTTGGAAAGGTACAAGGTCAGTTAAATGCGTTGGTTGGTGGAGTTATGTTTAAGGGTGTATGGAATGCATTTACTAATACACCTACATTAACAAGTAGTATTGGTACACAAGGTTGGTACTATATTGTTGACGTTGCAGGTACAACAAACCTTAATGGAATTACTGATTGGCAGGTAGGTGATTGGGCAATATTTAATGGTTCCACGTGGAACAAGATTGACAATACTGACTTAGTAACCTCAGTAAATGGACAGGTAGGAGCAGTTAGTTTAACAACTGATGACATTAGTGAAGGAAGTCTAAATCTTTACTTTACAGATACACGTGCAAGAAATTCAGTAAGTGCAACTACACCATTAGCATATAACAATATATCAGGTGTATTTTCTATTCAAGTTGCTACTTCTTCACAAGATGGTTATCTTACTAGCACTGATTGGACAACATTTAATAGTAAACAAAACGCATTAAGTGGAACAGGGATAGTTAAATCAACTTCAGGAACAATAACATATATTACTGACAACTCATCTAATTGGAACACTGCATATAATGACTCAATTGTTAGTGCTGCTGTTACAGGTACAAGCACTAAGACACTTACTCTTAATCAACAAGATGGAGGTACAATTACAGCAAGTTGGACTGATGCAGATACAGGACTTACATCAGTAGGACTTAGTATGCCTGTGGCATTTAGTGTTGCAAATACTCCATTAACTGCAAATGGCACATTGGCTGTTACTGCAGTAGGTTCAGCATCTCAATATATTCGTGGAGATGGACAGTTAGCAACATTCCCTTCATCAGGTGGAGGTGGTTCTTCTGTTTATTATTACTTAAATGGTTCAATTGCTGCGTCAGTTGCAACTTATAAGCAAATGTCTAACACTGCTGTTATTGGAGGAGGAACTGATTTTAATTTAGCAGGTAATGGGTTAATTGCACAATTCTTAACAGATGTAGGTAATCCAAATAGACTTGAGATACCCGGAGGTGCGTGGAACTTTGAGATGTTCTTCTCAATGTCTTCAAGTGGAGGCACTCCTGAGTTTTATGTTGAACTTTTAAAGTATGACGGTGTTGTATTTACACTTATATCAAGTGGATCAATAAATCCTGAAGGAATTACAAGTGGAACAACTACTGACTTATATTTAACATCACTTGGAGTTCCAACAACTACGTTGTTATTAACAGATAGGTTGGCTGTTAGGGTTTACATAGTTAACAATTCAGGAGGTAGGACAGCTACGTTACATACTGAGGATAGTAATTTATGTCAAATAATTACTACTTTTTCAGCAGGAGTTTCATCTTTAAATGGGCTTACAGATACTACTCAATACTTTGCAGTAGGAACAAGTGGAACTGATTTTGCAATTAATAGTTTAATTAATACTCATACATTTAATCTTCCAACATCTTCTGCAATAAATAGAGGTGCATTATCAAGTGCAGATTGGACTACGTTTAATAGTAAAGCCAATGCTTTAAGTGGAACAACTAACACAGTTCCTAAATTTACATCAGGAACAACAATAGGAGACAGCAATATTAAAGACAATGGGAATGCAGTTACTATAAATGCAACTGCAGGTGCAAATGGTGCTTTACAAGTTGGTAACTATGGAGGTAATATATTAATGAATACCACAAGTGCAAGTGGAGGTTTAATATTTCAAAATACGTCATCATCTAATAAGTTATGGGATTTTTCATCTTATAACAACGATATTAATTTTAACGAATCAGGAATAGCAACTCCTGTAATGACTTTGCAAGCAGGTGGTAATGTGGGTATTAAACAAATTAGTCCATCTTATCAATTAGATGTTAATGGTACTTTTCACAATACAGGAGTCGTAACATTAGGCAATTTAGCAGGTTCAGGTAGCAGAATGGTTATAACAGATTCTTTAGGAGTATTGTCTACACAAGCAATTACTACAGGTACAGTTACATCAGTTACAGCTAGTTCTCCTTTAGCTTCAAGTGGGGGAAATACTCCTGATATATCTATTCCTGCTGCAACTACATCAGTTAATGGGTATTTAACTTCTACTGATTGGACAACATTCAATAATAAACAAAATGCTTTAACTAATCCTGTAACAGGAACAGGTGGTGCTAATTTTGTTCCAAAATTTACATCTTCAACTATAATTGCCAATAGTCAAATATATGACAATGGAACAGGCGTCGGTGTTGGGATAACTACACTTGGTGCTTATTTTGATGTAAATGGTACAGGAAGGTTTAGTGGACAATTGACATTAAGTTCAACATTAAGTAATGGAACTTACACCTATACTTTACCATCTGCAACAGGAACGCTTGCATTAACAAGTGCAATACCTACTAATGCAGTTGGAGCAAGTGGATTTTGGACATCAGGATTTTTAGCTAAAATAAATGGAACATATACAGTTACCTCTAGTATTATACAAGATGATGGAGGCAGTCACGTAGCAATAGGATATTTAACTAATCCTGCTCTATATATGCTAGATGTTAATGGTACAGGCAAGTTTGTAGGGCAATTAACATTAGGATCAACTATCACTAATGGTACGTATACATATACTCTTCCATCAGCTACAGGTACATTAGCATTAACATCAGCATTGAGTGGATATTTACCATTAACGGCAGGAAGTGGAAATAAATTAACAGGCGATTTGTATATAAATAAAACAAATAGTTCTTTAGTTTTTCAAGGCAATACAACAGACGGATTAATTTATAATAATGCAAGTAATCTTTTTATAGGAGATAACGCAACTGCAACAAAAGGTTTAACATTAAATCTTTCCACAGGTGCTGCTACGTTTACAAATGATGTAACCGTATCTTCTGCATCAAGTAATGGGTTTATAGTAAATTCTACAAGTGGAGCATCATTTAGAGGATTTAGAATACAACATAACGGTTCTACAAATGCAGGTTTTGAAGCTGATGCTAATACAGGTCAAATTAAAATTGGTGCTTATTTTAATACAGGAGATTATTTCCCTGTTATTTATTCTGATGGAGTTGCAGCATTAACATTTGGAATAGGAGCAAGTCCTTCTGCTACATTTAGTAGTAGAATTAATGGAGTAGTTGGTGGAACTTTATATAATACTGCAGGACTTTGGTTACAAGGTTCAAGTAGTACAGATGGTATTGCAATAGGTGGAACAGGTGGTGGAGATAAGACTATTGATACTTATGGAGGTATTTTAAAAATAAATGCTACAGCAGGTAATGGGTTATCAGTTACAGGTGCTGCTACATTTAGTAGTAGTGTAACGAGTAGCTTTGGTAGTTCAGGTGCAAACTTTAATAGTAATGCAGCTACAACAGGAGCAGTAAATGCTTATAGAGTTTCTAATACTACAGGAGTTGGTTCTTATGGAATAGAAAGTAATGCAGGTGGAGATTTAATGACAGGAGGTTTATCTAATGCTACACTTTTACAATCTATTTCAAATACTGCTTTACAGTTTGGTACTAATCAGGCTGCTAGAATGACTATTACAAGTGGTGGTAATGTAGGTATAGGTACTACAAGTCCAACACAATTATTATCAGTATCTGCACCCGCTGCTCGAATGGATGTTACTTCAACAACTTCAACTCAATTTAATGCTTTAGAATTTAAAAATGGTGGTGGTTCATTTTATATAGGGCAAGATAATAGTACAGGTGGTTTTTATGGAGGTTCTGGTTACGCAGGAAGTTTATATGTTAGTGGTGCTTATCCAATGATATTTTTTACAAATGCTACAGAAAAAATGCGTATAACAAGTGGTGGTAATGTAGGTATAAATTATGCAGGAGATGCAAGTACAAGATTAGCAGTTTTTGGAGTTGGAACAACAAGTGGAACATTTGGTTTTTTAGTTGCAAATTCAGCAGGTACAACAAGTATGTGGGTTAAAGATAATGGTGATGGATATTTAAGGGCATCAGCTTGGTCTTATGGTTCTGATAGAAGAATGAAAGAAAATATATCAGATGTTGAAAATGGTTTGGATATGGTTTTAAAAATGAAACCTAAACATTTTGATTACATAAATGGACAAAAAGATAATTTAGGATTTATTGCTCAAGATGTACAAGAAATAATACCACAAGCGGTAAGTATATCAGATGAAAAAACAGGTATGTTAGCTTTAAAAACTGACTTTTTAGTACCTTATTTAGTTAAAGCAGTTCAAGAACTTTCAGCACAAATAAAAGAATTACAAACAGAAATTCAAACTTTAAAAAACAAATGAAAAAAACAATTACAACCCTAGTAATGGCATTAAGTATGTCAGCAGCATTTAGCCAAGAATTACAATCACAAATAAACAAATAAAAAATGAAGACAATTTCGCCAATCCAAACTTGGGTAAATGGAAAATCAGTAGAAGCAACAATTTTTAATATGTATCCCATAGGTGGTGTGCTAGGATCATCAGCATCATTCTACTACTCTTTACTAGATGATAGTCTTGCACAAGTAAGTCAAGGTAACCTTACAATGAGCGGAGAAGCTTATGCAGGATGGGGTAGTAATGATGAGTATGCTTGGGAATTTGGAGCTATAGAACTAAATTTAACCATAACAGGAGATTATATACCACCTGTTCCTCCTGAGCCAACACCTGAACCTACACCTGAACCTACACCAATTGTAGAAGAAACTGTGTAGTTTAAATTATATTTATTACTTTTACAATATTAAAATCTAATCAAATGACAAAAAAGTACAAAGTTGCAGAACTAAATGCAGTTGTTAACCTTATTAGCAAGTGCAAGAACGACAAAGACCTAAAGAACCCATCTACTACCCTTTCAGGGATCAGGTTAATGCGTAAGATTGATACCATTACCAAAAAGTTTCAAGAAGAACAGACTGAACTATTCAAGATTTTTGAAGTAGAACAGTCCGATAAAGATGGAATGGGATACTACGATTGGACAAACAAAGAGCCTGAACTACAAGCAAAAATTGCTGCTGCATTAAACGAGTTGACAAATACTGAGTACGAAGTAGAAGGTTTTAATGCTATTGATGCAGAAGATTTTGTAATATATACAAGAGGACTAGACAATCAGACTATTGTGTTCCTATACGATTACCTAGTAAAAGACACAGACTAATGGATATACGTAAAATCTCTATAGGTCCTGACTACAAGGGTGGTGCTATGCACTACCTTGTAGGGCAGAAAATACTTGGAGATTCTCACGAAATCCATTTAATTAGAGTCAACCCTGACAAGCAATCTGTTCAAATTTTCATTATTAACGAAAAATCAGAAGTTGTCCTTTGGAAAGAGTTTACCTCAACTATACCTATTTCAATCGAATATAATATAAATATATAATGAAATCTCCGTTCTACTTCATAGTAAGACCACTGAATGGAAAACGATACGACAATACAAAAAGTATAGCAGGAATTGACTTTATTGTAAGCACATCTGAAGAAGACCACAAGTTTTCTAATAGGTTTGCTGAAGTTGTTGAGCTTCCATTAGGGTACAAGGGACCCATAGAAATAGGTGACACACTACTCGTACACCACAATGCTTTTAAGTTTTATAATGATGTAAGGGGTAGGCAAAAGAGTGGAAAGAGTTTTTTTAGAGATGACATATTCTTTATTGAGACTGACCAATTTTTTATGTACAAACAAGGTTCTACGTGGAACTCTTATGATCGTTATTGTTTTATAAAGCCTATTGCTGCAACTGAAAGTTATATAAAGAAGCCATTCTCAGAAGAACCCTTGATGGGAATAATGAAGTACCCAAACGAGTACTTAATTGAGCGTGGTATCAAAGCAGGAGATATGGTATGTTTCTCACCTGATAGTGAGTATGAGTTTACAGTTGATGATGAAAAGTTATATAGAATGTATGACCACCAAATAACAATTAAATTATGAATCTAATCACATTTGACAACGTCATTAAAGACCCAAAAGCCTATGTATCTGATATACACACTCACGAGTTTCAAGACGTGGAAGACGGCAGTAACACATTCCGGAACATTCAGTCAAGAGACCGTTACGATGAGTTCGCCAAGTACGTTACCAACCTATTCGATGGTTATAGTGTAAAACTTAACTTTATACGAAAGTCTCCATTGAACCAACTAGAACCAAACTTCATCCACACAGATGAGATGATGGGTGATATTACGTGTTTATTGTACTTAAATGATGTTGAACCTAAAGATAATGGCACAACTATCTACGACAAAGACAATAAGCCATTGGTTACAATGTACTCCAAGTTTAATCGTATGATAGCGTTTAATGCTGATGCGCCATACTCACGAAACATTTTAGAGAACTTTGGTGAAGGTGAGGCTGCAAGGTTAGTTCAAATAATATTTTTAAAACAGTTATGACAAGAGACTCAAGAGAAATAAAGTTAAAGATTATAGAGGCAGGTCACAAGGCAGTTGAGCAACTGATAAAGGTTGCACAAGAAGAGATTATAAAACCAAATGCTGAGGATGAACTAGCTGCGGATAAACTAAAGAATGCAGCAATGACTAAGAAACTAGCCATATTTGATGCATTTGAGATACTAAACAGGATAGAACTAGAAAGAGAAAACATTGACTCAATACGCAATGGAGTAAGTAAAACAGATACAAAACAAGGATTTGCAGAAAGAAGGTCAAAACAATAATCTATATAGGTTACTTGAAGATTGTATACCTACAGCCGTTATCACTAATAAAAATAGGGTAAGGTCGTGGTTGTATGGGTATAATGACCAATATAATGTAATTGTCATCTCAAAGACAGGACAGATAGGACAAATATTAGATATAGCAGGACTACAAGTAGCCTTGCCTCCAATGCCTGACAAGTGTTTTCAAAGAAACGCATCTAAAAAAGAACAGTATTGGCAACGCCACGAGACTCCAAAAGAACTAACAAAGATTCAGTCAATATTCCAATGGAATGAAAAGCCAAAGCAATTTAAAGACCTTTGGGTGGACTACATCGAGCAAGAGTTTGACTATAGAGAACAAGGTTTTTGGTTTATGAACAATGGAATGCCTACATACATAACAGGTTCTCATTATATGTACCTGCAGTGGGCAAGTATTGACGTAGGTTATCCTGACTTTCGTGAAGCCAATAGGATATTTTGGATATTTTGGGAGGCTTGTCGTGCTGATACACGATCATTTGGTATGATATACTTAAAAATAAGGCGTTCAGGGTTCTCTTTTATGTCTTCCTCTGAGTGTATTAATATAGGAACACTTGCACGTAATGCTCGTATAGGCATATTGTCAAAAACAGGAACGGATGCTAAAAAAATGTTTACAGATAAAGTTGTTCCTATTAACAGCAGGCTACCTTTCTTTTTTAAGCCTATTATGGATGGTATGGATAAACCAAAGGCTGAGTTAGCGTACCGCATTCCGGCATCAAAAATTACTAAAAAGAATATGTATGATGCCAATGATAATGATGTTGAAGGTTTAGATACATCAATAGATTGGAGGAATACTGAAGACAACTCCTATGATGGAGAAAAGCTATTATTCTTGGCTCAAGACGAAAGTGCGAAATGGACAAAGCCTGTAAATATAAAAGAAAATTGGCGTGTAACTAAAACGTGTCTGCGTTTAGGCAGCAAGATTATCGGCAAGTGTATGATGGGTTCAACTTCAAATGCACTATCAAAAGGAGGTCAAAACTATAAAGATATTTATGAAGACTCACGTATAGCTACTCGTAATGCTAATGGTCAGACTAAAAGTGGACTATATGCACTATTCATCCCAATGGAGTGGAATATGGAGGGATTTATAGACAGATTTGGGATGCCGGTGTTTAAGAAGCCAATAGAGCCGATTCTAGGGGTAGATGGCAACCTTATTAAGAATGGGGCAATAGACTATTGGGAAGCGGAGGTTGAGTCCTTAAAAAGCGATGCAGACGCATTAAATGAGTTTTATCGTCAGTTTCCTAGAACTGAGTCTCACGCATTTAGGGATGAGAGCAAACAAGCCTTGTTTAACCTTACTAAGATTTACCAACAGATTGACTACAATGACTCAATGATAAAGGATCACTATATGACACGTGGGTCTTTTTATTGGAAGGATGGTATAAAGGACACGCAGGTTATATGGACTCCTGAACAACGTGGTAGATTTAATATAAGTTGGTCTCCACCAAAGCATATGCAGAACAATGTCCACATAAGAAACGGGATTAAGTATCCGGGCAACGAGCATATTGGGTCATTTGGTTGTGACTCCTATGATATATCAGCAGTAGTTGGAGGACGTGGTTCTAATGGAGCATTACACGGAATGACCAAGTTCCATATGGATGATGCTCCTGCAAATGAGTTTTTTTTAGAATATGTTGCCCGTCCACAGACAGCAGAGATCTTCTTTGAAGAAGTATTAATGGCTTGTGTGTTCTACGGAATGCCTATCTTAGTAGAAAATAATAAGCCAAGACTTTTATATCACATTAAAAATAGAGGTTATAGAGGGTTTAGTTTAAACAGACCTGATAAGCAACTAATGAAGTTATCAAAGACAGAACGTGAACTTGGAGGTATCCCTAACTCATCTGAAGATGTTAAGCAAGCACACGCATCTGCAATTGAGTCATATATAGAGAAGTTTGTAGGAATGGACTTAGAAGCAAAGTATAGAGACCCGGAGCAAATGGGAACAATGCCATTTACAAGGACACTAGAAGATTGGGCAAGATTTGATATTAATGACAGGACAAGGTTCGATGCATCTATTAGTTCAGGATTATGCATAATGGCAAATCAGAAACATATGTATATGCCTGAGAAAAAAGAGTCGAAATTAATTATTAACTTCGCCAAGTATACAAATGATGGAACAACAAGTCAATTGATGAGATAATGGCGTGTTTATACAGACATATAAGAAAAGATATTAAAATGCCATTTTATATTGGCATTGGATTAAATACCAAAAGAGCATATTCTAAAACACATAGAAATGCACATTGGAACTCAATAGTTAGTAAAACTGACTATGAAGTAGAGGTTTTATTTGATGGCATAGATTATGAATATGCAAAAATAAAAGAAAAAGAATTTATTGCATTATATAAAAGAAAACAAAATGGAGGGGTATTGTGTAACTTAACATTAGGAGGAGATGGTGTTTTAGGTATTATACATACCGATGAGGCAAAAAAGAAAATGGGAGCACCTAATAAAGGGAAGACCATATCTGATTGGCAAAAACAAAGGACATCAGAATTTCATAAAGGGAAAAAATTGTCTGAAGAAACAAAAAGAAAAATGTCTGAAAGTGCTTTAGGAGAAAAAAATTCAAGATTTGGTAAAAAGATTTCTGAAGAAACTCGAAATAAAAAAATAAAATCTGCTAAAAAAGGAGAAGATAACAAATCTTCTAAATTAACAAATGAAAACGTATTTAAAATAAGAAAATTACATATAGAAACAATTAGTTCATATAAAATAGCAAAAATATTTAATGTATCTAAGGGGACTATATTAGCAATTATTAATAAAAAAACTTGGAAACATATATAAAGTATGAAAAATGTAACAATATCAATAAATGCGACCTCGTTTCCTAGTCAATTGGTTACAGATGCAGAAAAGGCATCTAAAGAGTTTGGATTACAAATAGGTCAAAGTATCCAATATGAGTGGTTTTTGAAAGACGGAAGTTCTTGTAGATACTATAGTCAGTGGAGAGATTTTCGTAGAGTAAGACTATATGCACGTGGAGAACAGTCAATTGCTAAATATAAAAATGAATTGGCAATTGATGGAGACTTGTCTTATTTGAATTTAGATTGGACTCCCGTTCCAATCATCCCTAAATTTGTTGATATTGTTGTTAATGGTATGTCAGATAGACTCTTTAAAGTAAAGGCTTACGCACAAGATGCAATGTCTCAAGCTAAAAGAAGTAAGTACCAAGATATGCTTGAAACTCAAATGGCAGGTAAACCTATTTTAACTAAAATACAAGAGTTAACAGGAGCAAATCCATTTATGATGGACCCTGCTGAATTACCTGAATCTGATGATGAATTATCTTTGTATATGCAACTTAACTTCAAACCTGCTATTGAGATTGCAGAAGAAGAAGCTATTAATACTTTGTTTGATTCAAATCATTATGATGACATTCGTAAAAGACTAGACTACGATATGACTGTAGTTGGTATTGGAGTAGCAAAACACGAATTTTTACAAGGATCAGGGGTTAAAATCTCATACGTTGACCCGGCTAATATTGTTTATAGTTACACTGAAGATCCATTTTTTAAAGATTGTTTCTATTGGGGAGAGATTAAAACTGTTCCAATTATTGAGTTAATGAAAATTGACCAATCTTTAACTAAAGAGGACTTACAAGAAGTTACTCAATACAGTCAGGCTTGGTATGACTATTACAATGTTGCTCAGTTTTACGAAAACAGTATGTTTCATAGAGACACGTGTACATTATTATACTTTAACTATAAAACCACTAAAAAGGTAGTATATAAAAAGAAAAACTTTGAAGGTGGTGGCTCTCGTGTAATTGAGAAAGATGATACATTTAATCCTCCGGCTGATAAGATGGAAGAGGGGAATTTTGAAAAGATTGAGAAGACAATTGATGTTTGGTATGAAGGCGTAATGGTAATGGGTACAAGTATGCTATTACAATGGAAATTATCTGAAAATATGGTTCGTCCAAATTCATCTACACAACACGCTCTACCAAACTATGTAGCTTGTGCTCCACGTATGTACAAGGGTGTTATTGAATCATTATGTCGCAGGATGATACCATTTGCTGACTTGATTCAAATAACTCACTTAAAATTACAACAAGTTATTGCACGTACAGTTCCTGATGGTGTATTTATAGACGCAGATGGACTAAGTGAGATTGATTTAGGTACAGGTAACGCATACAATCCTGAAGATGCTCTAAGGTTATACTTCCAAACAGGTAGTGTAATTGGTAGGAGTTTCACTCAAGATGGTGACTTTAATAATGCAAGAGTTCCTATTACTCAGTTAAATTCTAACTCAGGGGCAGGTAAGACTCAGATGCTTATTACAAATATGAATCACTATGTAGATATGATTAGGTCTGTAACAGGACTTAATGAAGCAAGAGATGGTTCTAATCCTGACCCTAACTCATTAGTTGGTCTACAGAAACTAGCAGCATTAAACTCAAATACAGCAACAAGGCATATACTTGATGGTTCTTTGTATATTTATCGTTCATTAGCAGAGGCGTTAACTTATAGAATAGGGGACATCTTGCAGTATGCTGACTTTAAAGATGAGTTTGCTAATCAGATTGGTAAATACAACGTGTCTATACTAGAAGAAGTTAAAGACCTTTATATTTATGACTTTGGTATATTTATAGAGGTTTCTCCTGACGAAGAACAAAAAGCACAACTTGAAGCCAATATCCAAATGGCATTATCTAAGGGAGACATCAACCTTGAGGATGCAATTGACATACGTGAGATTCGCAATCTTAAACTTGCCAATCAGTTGTTAAAGATGAAACGTATTAAGACTCAAGATCGTGAGGAAAAAATGGCAATGCAGAAACAAGCAATGATTGCTCAACAGCAATTAAAGTCTCAAGAGATGGCAGGACAAGTTGCAATGCAGACAATTGATATGGAAACAAAATCTAAGATGCAGATAAAACAAGCTGAAGTTGCTTTTGATATTCAAAAAATGCAAAAAGAAGCAGAGTTAAAATCTTATCTAATGGCTGAAGAGTTTCAATACAGTCAACAGTTACACGGAATGGAAGTTAATAACTTAACTCAAAGAGAACAAAAGAAAGAAGATGCTAAAGCAAGTAGAATTAGTCAACAAAACACAGAGCAATCTAAGTTAATTAACCAAAGAAAGAACAATCTTCCACCAATGAGTTTTGAATCAAATGAGGACAGTTTAGATGGATTTGACTTCTCTGAATTTTCGCCTAGATAAAAATGTCAAATTTTTTATATATTTTTGTATAAATAAAATCAAATCAAATGGAATATAAAGTAAGATCATTAGACGTAATTGAACCAAAAAGTGTTCAAGAAGTAGAAACACAATTACTTGATAAACACGAACAGTCATTAAGTAATGTACAACAAGAGATACAGTTTGTTGAAAATAATGTACAAGAAAATGCACCGAATTTAAGTGCTGATTTAAAAGAAGAAGATGTTCTTTCATATATTGGGAAAAGATACAACAAGCAAATAAACTCATTTGATGAGTTAATGGCTGAACGTAAAGAAAGTGAAGATTTGCCTGAAGATGTTTCAGCTTATATGAAGTATAAGAAAGAAACAGGACGGGGATTCGATGACTTTGTTAAGTTAAAGAAAGATTTTGATTCAATGGACTCTGAACAACTTCTTAAAGATTATCTTATATCTACACAAGAAGGTCTTGATAGTAACGATATAGATACATTATTAGAAGATTACAGATTCGATGAAGATATTGACGATGAATTAACTATTAAAAAAGTTAAAATCGCCAAAAAGAAAGTTGTTGCTGAAGCTAAGAAATACTTCAACTCTCAGAAAGAGAAATACAAAATGCCCCTTGAGTCAAGTGAGGCATTCGTTTCCGATGATGAGAAGGAGATGTACCAAAGTTATAAGCAATACACCAAACAAGCAAAGACAATAGAAGAAGAGAACACACGTAAGCGTCAATGGTTTGACCAAAAGACAAATGATGTATTTGACAACGAGTTTAAAGGTTTTGAGTTCAATGTTAATAACAAAAAAGTTACGTTTGCTCCCGGTGATGCCTCTGAGTTAAAGAAGAACCAATCAACTCCACAAAACTTTATAAACAAGTTTTTAGATGAGCAAGGTTTGATAAAAGACGCTGCAGGTTATCATAGATCACTGTCAATAGCAATGAACCCTGACAAGTTTGCTAAGTTCTTTTATGAACAAGGATTGTCTGATGCCACTGAAGATGTTATGCGTAAAACCAAAAACATTAATATGTCAGAGCGAAGGGCACCTGAAGTTAGCAAGACTACAGATGGAATGCAGGTTAAAGCGATAAACCCTGACTCAGGACGAAATCTGAGGATTCGCAGTATAAAAAAGATTTAAAAACATTTAAAAATTAAAAAAAATGGCAAGTGCATTATTAAACAATCCTACCTACGCCCTGCAGCCTTCTGCAGAACAGGTGGCATTGCAAACAAACTACATTACCAACTTTAACTTCTTGAATCAGTATCTACCTGATACCTATGAGAAAGAATTTGAGCGTTATGGTAATAGAACAATTGCATCTTTTCTACGTATGGTAGGAGCAGAGATGCCGTCTAACTCTGATCAAATTAAATGGGCAGAACAAGGACGTTTACACATCAAGTACACAAGTTGTACTTCAGCAGCAGCAGCAGGTTCTGCAACAGCAACCTTTACTGTAGCTGATAGTGGTGTTACTTACATAGCTATCCGTGTTGGACAGACTTTGATGATTCAAAACAATGCATCAGGTGTTTTCAACAAAGCTATTGTAACAGCAGTAGGTTCCGCAACAACTTTTACTTGTGCTTTCTACGAGACTGCAGGTCAATCTTTTGCAGTTTCTACAGCTTGTACTGTATTCATTTACGGTTCTGAGTTTAAAAAAGGAACTAACGGAATGGTTGGTTCTTTAGAGTCTGAAGATGATATCTACAGCAACAACCCTATTATCATTAAAGATAAGTATGCGGTTAATGGTTCTGATATGGCTCAAATTGGATGGGTTGAAGTAACTAGTGAGAATGGTGCTACAGGATACTTGTGGTACTTGAAATCAGAGCACGAAACTCGTCTTCGTTTTGAAGATTATCTTGAGACTTCAATGATTGAAGCAGTTCCTGCTGCAGCTTCTTCCGGTGCTGCAGTTGCAGGATACATTGGATCTGAAGGTATTTTCTACGTAGTTAACCAACGTGGTAACGTATGGGGTGGTGGTACTCCAACAACCTTGTCTGATTGGGATTCTATCGTTTCTCGTTTGGATAAGCAAGGTGCTATCGAAGAAAACGTAGTATTTGTTAATCGTGGTCTTAGTTTCGATATTGACAATATGTTAGCTACATTGAATGGTTACGCTACAAGTGGAGCTGCCAATGCTGCTTCTTATGGTCTTTTCGATAACGATGTTGATATGGCGTTAAACTTAGGTTTCTCAGGTTTCCGTAGAGGTTATGACTTCTACAAAACTGATTGGAAATACTTGAACGATCCAACAATGCGTGGTGGTTTGAATACTACTGCTGCAACTGCAACAGGTACTATTACAGGTTTGATGGTTCCTGCAGGTTCTACCTCAGTTTACGATCAGATTATGGGCAAGAATGCTAAACGTCCTTTCTTACACGTTAGATATCGTGCTTCTGAAGCCGAAGATCGTCGGTACAAGACTTGGATTACAGGTTCTGCCGGTGGTGCTGCTACTAGCGACTTGGATGCAATGGAGGTTAACTTCCTTTCTGAGCGTTGTGTATGTACTCTAGGTGCAAATAACTTCGTATTATTCCGTTACGGATAGTCAAAGAAGGTCAATATGGAGGGTGTCTTTAAAGACACTCTCCTTTTTTAAATCAAATTAAATTAAATAAAATGGCAAAAGCTACAGGCAGTACAGATAAATTATATAAACTAAAGACGGGAAACCCTCTTTCTTACACATTAGCATCAAGGAATCACCCTCGTTTTCCACTAATGTGGTTTGATGAGAAGAATAACCAAAATCGTGCTTTAAGGTATTCAGTAAACCAAAAGTCTCCTTTTGAGGATGAACAAGATGGTAACGCTATTATTGAACCGATTATTTTTGAAGATGGATTTTTAAGAGTACCAAGAACAAATCCTGTTTTACAACAGTTTTTACATTACCATCCATTGAATGGCAACATATTTATGGAGGTAGATAAAGAGAAAGATGCAAGTACAGAGGTTGAGGACTTGAATATAGAAGTAGATGCTCTAGTTGAAGCTCGTCAGCTTACACTTGACCAAATTGAGACATTAACAAGAGTTTTATTTGGAAAAGACCCATCAACAGTATCAACTGCTGAGTTAAGAAGGGACATTTTGGTGTATGCTAAAACAGACCCTAAAGGATTTTTAAATGTATTAAACGATCCTGAGTTGAGATTTCAAGCTAAAGTTCGTTTATTCTTTGAAAATAAATTATTAATATTAAGAAATTCAGAGAAAGAGGTGTGGTTTAATACCATTACTAATAAAAAGAAAATGTTGTCAGTTCCGTTTGGAGAAGACCCATATGATATGGTTGCCCACTTCTTGCAAAGCGATGAAGGATTGGACTCACTGAAGATGCTTGAATCATCTTTAGCCTAGTAGATTCTTGATTTTTGATTGATTAGTGATTAAAGAAGGGGGCACTTATTGTGTCCTCTTTTTTTTATGTATATTTGTAAAAAAAGAACTAATGATAAATGGAGTAAGAAATAGCGTTTTATCCGTTCTTAATAAGAATAATTACGGGTATATATCTCCTTCTGATTTTAATTTGTTTGCTACTAATTCACAAATGGAAATTTATGAAGAATATTTTAGTAGTTATAATAAAGTAATCAATGCTGAAAATACTCGTGCATCAGGTGTAGAT